CTTTAGTTACTGGATCAAATGTATAAACTACATATCCACCAAACATACGTGCGGCTAATTCAACATAACCAGCATAGAAGTCATATGTTGCCATACCACCTGCATAGTTATAGTTTAGCAAATATGTGTTTAGAATAGCTGAACTAAATGGATCAAATGAACTAGAACTTGGTCCTGTTTCTAATCCAACTGTTCTGCGATATAAACATCTGACGTTAATGAATTCTTGTGGTAATGTATATGTATCAACATTCTTTTCTATTGTGAAAAGAGTATAGGATTCTGCCGTAGCATTTTGCGCTCTTTGACGATAGACTTTGATAGCGTAATTATATGCTGCCTCATAGTGTTGAGGATCTAGTTCCAAATCAATGATACCATCTCCTAGACGATATCTAACGTTTTGGAATAGTGCCTGTTTTAGTTCATCTAGTGTTAGACCAGATGGCGTAGATAGTATATTTGCAGTAGCTGATATTGTCATAGTTGTTTACCTGTATAATGTATTTATCAGGTTACGCCGTAGAGAGTGTTTATTGTATACCGGAAGTTGTAGCTCCGGCAGTCCTAGCCACACTAAGTGGACCACGAACTTCAGCAGTTGCTGTGTCGTTTGCATAAGTAATACGATCTATCAAAGATGTAAGAGCGCCCGGGTGTGCTGGACCTTGCCCGCCTGCAAACCAACCATAGCTATTATTTCCCATACCAGACACGGTATATCTAGCTGAACTTAATGGTCCACGAACACTTGATATGTCAGTATCTGTTGCAAATGTAATTCTGTTAACTGTTGATAATACGGGACCTGGTCCGTATCCTCCACCAAACCAACCGTATGTAGAATTACCTGTACCTTTACTTAAATAATAAATTGCTTGACTTAATGGGCCACGAATACTAGCTGTTGTAGTATCATTTGAAAATGTAATACGGTCTATAGTTGAGGATCTAGCGAATGTGGGTGCACCCAACCCACCACCTGCATACCACCCATATGAGGTGCTGTCAGTAGTTGATGATAGTATTGCTCTCCCTGAGCTTAGTGGTCCTTTAGTAGTTGCAGTTGCAGTATCAGTTGCATATGCAATTCGTTGAACGGTTGACATATTTCCGGGATATCCTCCACCAATCCACCCATCTGTGGAATTTCCAGTTCCTGCACCGCTATTTGCGGGCACACCTAATGGACCACGAGCACTTGCTGTTGCAGTGTCCGTTGCATATGTTATTCTATCTACTGTAGATGACGGGCTTCCGGTTAAACCGCCACAAATCCATCCATAATTAAAATTTTCCACTCCGACCATTCTATAATTTGTTCCACTAAGTGGTCCACGTACGGTTGCAGCTGCCGTATCTGTTGCAAATGTCATACGTTGTACTGTAGAAATAGTTGGAGCTGGGCCACCACCTGCATACCAGCCCGCTGTTGCTTCTGAAGGAGGTGGTGCAATTATATCTACCCCACCACTAAATGAAATACCACCTGTTATCGTTATTGACATAATTGTTACCCTTAGATACGTATAACGTATTTATCAGGTTACGCCATAGGGACTGTTTATTGTATACCTGATGATGATGCCAAAGCCTGTCTAGCTAAACTTAGTGGACCACGCACACTAGCTGTTGCTGTATCTGTTGCATATGTTATTCTATCTGTAGTTGACAATACTTGAAAACTAGAACTATATCCGCCACCAAACCATCCATCAGTATTATTTCCGGATGCAGCCAAATATCGTTTAGTTGACGATAGTGGACCACGCACACTAGCTGTTGCTGTATCTGTTGCATATGTTATTCTATCAACTGTTGAACTAAACCCGACACTCGGATCATACCCACCACCAAACCATCCATCAGTTGTATTGCCGGCAGCGGATAAACCATATCTGGCTAAACTTAATGGACCACGTACACTTGCAGTTGCGGTATCAGTTGCATATGTTATTCTCTGTACTGATGACACCGGCCCGGGATCGCCACCACTAAACCAGGCATCGGTTGTATTACCTGTTGCTGCCATTCGTGCTTGTGCAGTATTCAATGGACCACGTACACTTGCGGTAGCAGTATCTGTTGCATATGTTATTCTATCTATCCTTGATAACGGACCAACACCACCACCAAACCATGCATCAGTATCATTGCCGGCAGCGGCTAAAAGGCGTCTGGCTAAACTTAATGGTCCACGTACACTAGCTGTATCGGTATCTGTGGCATACGTAATGCGTTGTACAGTTGATTTAGGTCCAGGATCTCCACCACCAAACCAACCGTAGTCGAGATTTCCAGTACCGGCTAGTTGAGTAGTAGCTGAATTTAGTGGGCCACGTACACTTGCAGTAGCAGTATCTGTCGCATATGTTAGCCTATCTATCAGTGAAGACGGTCCGTTTCCTCCACCAAACCATCCTGCAGTTGGGCCTGCGGGAGGTGGTGCAACTATATCCACTCCACCACTAAATGAAATTCCACCTGTTATCGTTATTGACATAATTGTTACCCTTAGATACGTATAACGTATTTATCGGGTAACAATTATTACTTACAAATCGCCGAGCTTACGATTTTCACTATAATATGCATCAAAACTACCACCGGGATATCTACTCTCTAATTTACGCACATTCTCTGCAATAACTTCATTTGGATCTAAATTCAACGCTCTACAAGCATTAATCCAATACCACATAACATCTCCTAACTCACGCTTTAGGTGAAATACTTCAGCTTCAGTTAACGGTTTACCCTGAAAAAACATCTTCTTGGGCACTTCAATAAACTCACCAGCTTCGGCCGCTAATCCTAAACAAGCTGTAAGTAGTAATGGTACATTGATATCAGGACCATGTACACCATCACCAATGTAATTACCATCTAGTTCATCACAACGGTCCATGAACGTAGTCAAGTCATTGCTTGCTTTGCTTGTTACTGCTTCTACAAAATCTTTGTATTTGTTTAAATCAATATTCATACATAATCCTTATACATTAATTTTCTACCTTCTTCTCCGAGACTCTGTTCAAAAATCTCATTTGTTCTTTGCATCATTGCACAGGCTAACATAAGCCTTTCGGTATCATTATCAGTTAACATTAATGACTTATCAATTAGAATCATTAGTTCTCTCATTCTAGCTTCAGTATTATTCATATTACCACGCTTTCAAAATAATCATTTGGTCATTAAACCTACCATTAGGTGTAGTAGATACTGCTTTAATATCTTTAAAATACTTACGAGCGGCTGGCTTACTACCCATAACTTCTTTAATCTGCTCACTAGGTTTACGTAATGTTTTTACTTCACTCTGTGCAGTATCAAATCCTAACAACGTACTACCTTTAACTGTAAACGTTTTGCTATAGTCATCGGCAATGTAATGATGTAACTTACGTTTGGCAGTGTCGTATACCCATGCTTCGGAACTTCCGTGAAGCTTGATTGGACTGATACTCATTAAATCAAGTTTGTTTGCAGTATCTTTAAACGTTTTAAGATACTTAAGTTTTGCTACAATTTTCTCTACTGGTACAGCTTTACGTGCCCTAGGAGCTTTAGCGGCTTTCTTAACACTAATGTAACTGTTCAAATCACTAATAACCAATTCAATAAACTTAACAATGTTTTTCAATTGTGTTTTAGTTAGATGTTGATAGCCTTGTACTAATTGACTATCAGTACCTTTCAATGCTTCTTCAATTTCATTCAGTTTCTTTTTCCATACATCGGTTAACAAACTGATATGTTGTGGCATTACATTCTTTTTAGCCACTTCATCTATTGGTCTTAGTGTATGTTTTGATCCTGCACCTGATGTAATATATTCATCAAACAATCCTTCAAGTTCACCACCAGCTTCACGTGCTTTATCTTTTAAAATGTCCTGAATGTTAGGTCTTGTTGGTGCCTCTACCACTGCTTCAATAACTTCAGGTTTGTTTACTGTTTCCAATAAACGTTTGATTTCATTTTGTAATGTGTTTGATTCTGTTTCAGATAGTTCTAGTCCACGCAATTCCATACGTGCTAACCAAGCTAGAGTATTGATACATTCTTTCTCATCAATTTTACGCATGATTTTAGCCTCTTGCGGGCGTTCACGTAGGTCTAAGTATTGTGATAAGAATTCTTTAGCATCTTTCTTACCATAGAATCTTCCATACCATGTGAAACTACGCATAAGTGCG